CAGAGTTCTTAATGTCCTCTGCTTCACTGAGTTTTTTACCTTTGACCCATTCCGTTAATAATGAACTGGAGGCAATAGCGGAACCACAGCCATAAGTTTTAAACTTGGCATCCTCTATCACCCCCTCGTCATTCACCTTAATCTGTAGTTTCATTACATCACCACAGGCAGGTGCTCCAACCATGCCAGTTCCTACAGCTTTGTCCTTCTCATCCAGTTTCCCTACGTTTCTAGGGTTATCATAATGATCTAAAACTTTATCGCTATAGCTCACAAGCTCCTCCAACACAGGCTAATGTCTGTGCTCCTTCAGTAGTATCAGTTTCTTCAGTTATGTCCCACTTAAATTCAGTAGGAAATCCCTTAGTCATCTTAGTGTACTGCTCCTTGGTTATTTGTTCATAAGGTGCTTGCTCATAGGTATGATCTGAATAAGGTAAAAAGGAAATACCTGAGACAGTATCAAAGTTATTAAACACCCAATCTCCTATACCTAAGAACTCATCGTCCCTGTAGTACACAGTAATACTAGGTTTGTGTTCACACCAATGCTCCTGATAAATAGACCATAGTTCTAACTGGTCCATTCCTTTTTGCTCAGAGGCCAACACAGCGTCCTTAGGGGACTTTTTAGGGAAACTGAATACCTTGGTAGAGGGTGACGTTACATCCACCTCAGAGGGCACTCCAGCGTCCTCCAGGACGTTACACAAAGGATCTCTCATGTCAGCCCTGACTCTTCTGATGTAATACTGACTGTACCGTGGATGAATACCACTAGCACTGTCCACTAACTGGGATACAGTACCACTGGGCTTAACACAGGTTATAGCCGCTGACTGTGCAATACCTAGACGTTTAGACCATGCTTTGTTAGTTTCAATAGCTTCATCCTTTAATGCTTGCAGCACCGTAGGTAAGTTTTTATTTTTTAAGTTCATTAAAGAGCTATCAAGAATACCAGTTAAGGACACCCCTAATAGTGCTTCTTCCTGAGTATTGTTTTGCCATACTTTTCTTAAGTATCTAAAGTCTGTAAGGGTTGCTTGGAGAGTTCCAAGGATAGTTGCATAACGTACTTTTTGTTTGAGACTTTGAAATGTATCTCCTTCCCTAACAACGACTTCGGATAAGTTACAAAACTGATTGGGTCTGAGGATAATTTCTGAACAGGGATTAGTCCCGAAATCCCATTCAGCATCTCTTCTACCATTTCTTGCAGCTTGCTTCTGGCTTGCCACACGGCTAAAGATTCCTCGCTCTCCTGCTCTTGATTCATACAAACTCCCCCATTCATTTAAAAATGCACCAAAATCGGGCTTTTCAGTATAACAGGCTGAGTTATTAGATAAACCTCTTTGTGGTTCATCGACCCACCACTGTCCATGTTTAGCTCTACGGATTCTATCGTCAGTTAAATTACTTAAACTGATAAGGGCTGATCTCCTGACTCCTCCGACAACGACAACTTGTGCAATTTTACAGCAAAGATCGTGGCATTCAAGGGAGTTAAGTTTTCTGCCAGCAGAGTTTTTAAAGACGCTAACTGTAAATTTGAACAAGTCAACAAGTGGTTCAGGGCCAGACGCTCTGCCTCCAAATGTTTTAAGTGGTGAACCCGAAGGTCTAATTCCACTGATGTCCCATTTGGGTAATTGACCTGAATACAACAACGACACCAGTTCCCGGTACGATTTCGCCCATCCAATTTTTGAGTCTGCAACGTGTATGATAGTGTCGGTGTCATGGAAATCCTCCGCTACTTCAGGCAGTTTATTAATGTACTGACGTTCCACACTAAACCCTACTCCTGTGCCACACATTAGTATGTACATCATCTCGTCAAAGGCTCTAGGGCTATCTATGGTAATGTAGGAACAATTAAACCCTGCTACATTGTCACGGTCCAACGCATCACCAGCGGTCATTAAAGCCCTCATGGAAGGCATTACGTCCATATCATAAATAGCTTTTCTTAACTCTTCCGCTTCCCCTGTTTTAAATTTAACTCCTCTTTTTTTCCAGAAACCCATGTACCTGTCTATCGTTTCGTCCCATGTTTCCCTACGGGTTTCAGTAGGTATATAACGGGCGTAACGGCTCTTGTGGATGTATTGTTGATAGCTATCCATAGTTAAATGTATTCTCCTCAATTAGTTTTTTTAAGTACCATTCGGCCTTCTTAAGATCCTCAACACCGTTTTTATATTTATACCTATGGAGGTACTTAGTTACATTGCCCTCAAGGTAATCTGAAAACCCGTCACCTAGTTGTTGTTTTATGTACTCAATAGCTTCAAGTCCACCCTTATTGTAATGTGGTGGATGATTTACATTGTCTTCCTGGTTTTCCTTTGGAAACATAGTGTTGTCCAACGCACTGTCGGACGGATGATATAAACTACCACTTAAAGTTTTTGCATTTTGTGCCATCATTAAACAATCCTCTTTTTTATCCGGTCCACGAAATGCTTCATCCCATTCAGACGGAGTTGCATTATTTATACTCATAAGACTTTACTGCTGTAATCCATTAATGATACATACCATAAACATAATAGAACCGCTACGACACCTAATGCTATTTTATTATGAAATTGCATAATTTACTCCCAATAACCGTTTTGGTATTTGTCGGATAATGTATCTCTGTCCACTAACTCATCAAAATCCTCGATACAAACATCAATATCATCTTCATCATTCATGACTCTAAATCCTCCATTTCTTTTTGTATGTCATCCATACGGTCAATAAATTTATCTTCAAAGCGATCCACTAACTCTTCTGCATTTATATCCAGTAACATTAGTATATCATCAACTTCAAATCGTTGTAAAACTTTTTCTCGCAATTCATCTAGAGTGTACATATTTCATTAATTCCTCCACCTCACTAACGGAGAAATATTTGAACTTCTCCTTATCACACCACTGAGCCATAGTCATCTTAGAGCCTTTTCTTACTTTTTTATTGGGATCACTCAGTACAAATATCAGTTCAGCCTCAACTGTGTCCCTGATGGATTTGTACTTAAGCGTATCCCCTGCTCTAAAATATCCTTTACACTCAATCATTATGCCGCTGGTGTGTACAAAATCAGGCTTGTACTTACGATAAACAACGTAGGGCACATCAAAAGGTTCATATTCAAATGCTCCTTTGGGAACCACTGTTGCAAATGTTTTTTCCAAGCCGGATCTATACATGCTACGCGACTTCCTGTACTTTGATTTCCTGGACCTTTGGTTCATTTTCCACCACCGCTAAAAATCTTGGACCTGTTGAATATTTGAAGGCCCTTAGACCAGGCCAACATGATTGCTTGAACTGGCAGTACGAACACCCCATACTTAATTTCATATTGCCTGATGCGCCATCTGGGACCAACTTGTGACAATGTGAAGGAGCCTCGTCCTGCCCACAAACTTTTTTTATTTCTTCTATTCTCTCCTCTATATCATAATTAATGTGTTTGTGCACCGGAGCTTGAGTGTCCTCTAGGTCGTACTGAAGAACCTCTAAGTGCCCATTCTGTTTGTCCATTGCTAACCAAGCTATTTTGGTGTCACCCTCTGAATGTGCGTATGCCTTAAGCTGCGCCACATAACCAAAAGGATCGTCCATAGCTAGTGAACCGTCCCTGAATTTCCTAAAGCCATAAGTGCTCGTAGACTTAACGTCAACCATTGTCCCGTCAATACGGCAATCCATGTGTCCTTTGACACCTGCTACAGTGCATACTTTTTGTTCGTCCTCTACTGTGTGACCAGCCAGCTTAGTAAGACAAAGTAACAACTCTTCAATCAAATGCCCATACATGAATTTTATTAACGTATGAGGCATGATACGCTCTTTAGGTGTTCTGTGCATTGTGTTCCATAAATACCGTAAACCCTTACCACTGGAGGATAATCTGAGTCCTGCTTTACCGTACTCCCGATTAACAAATTCCTTACGCATGAGTTTTTTTATGTTTTCACCGAACTCCTCTATAGCTTGTTCAGCATCCACATCCTGCGGTACACGTTTGGACATCATAAGTTTGTAGATGTCCTGAACTAACGTATGTATGTTTTTCATTCTCTATGCTCCACCCACCAGCATTTTCTAGTTACTGGATTAAAACCTAACAGTTGAACTCCTAATTGTTTTTGTTCTTCAGTTCTTCTTTTAGTAAGGTCAGTATAATTTCCTTCCTTACCGTTTATTGGTTTATATTTAAGTTGTGGTCCTCCTGTTTTAACGTCCACCAAGATAAACTCCCCTGTTTTTTTATCCCATACAATAATGTCCACAGGGCCATCACTACCGTAGTTCCTAAATGCTTCATACCCTTGATCCCATAACCAGGTTACTGCGTACATTTCCGCAAAATCTCCTTTACGGTTACATGACATTTCATCATTAGTGAGTTTCCGACCAGTTGCTGCCAACATAATAATCTCCTATGATTCTTTTTTACAATCAATATGTCTTATAATTCTTGATCCGTCTCTTTTATCTCCTGCATAAAAGACAAAACCTAATTTTTCTAGTTCGTTTGGCCTAGAAGTTATGGAACTAGAAGGCATCTCAGGAAAACGCTTGGTCATTTCTCTAATAGTTACTCCTTTAGATCCTGCTTCCTCAATTAAATTTAAAACAAAAGTTCTGCTTTTAGACAGGTTAATGGAATATGCTGCTTCTTTACTTGTTTTTGGGTCAGTTTTTCTATGTAATTTATGTGGACTTATATCATCTCTTGTGTTTTGTTTTTTCATATCAGTGTGTTTCGTTCCAAGTGTTGCCAACATAATAATCTCCCGTTAGTGGGCATCTAAGATTAAAATGCAAACCTGCTGCCTCAATACATGACACAGCTAAGTGACCAAACTTGTCAGCTTGATCCGCTTGAACTTCAGTTTGTATTTCGTCATGGATGTTTCCCACAAATTTATAATTAATCTTCCACTTTACTGAGTATTGCTCCAGTAAAATCAAAGCCTGTTTCATCACTATAGCTCCGGCCGCTTGGAGTAGAGTATTAAGGCTTGAGTGCTCTGACCTAACTTGGAGCAATCGTCCGTCAAGTCCTTTAAGAGTTCCTTCACCTCCTTTTTCTCTAACTCGTTTCTGCAAATCAGCGAGTGCTGGAGTGGAAGCAAGGAATCTTTTTCTAAGTTCAGTGCCTCGACTTCTACGTCCTCCGACAAGTTTTCCAAGTTTTTCATCACCTGCCCCGTAAAGGAAAGCATAGATAAAAGTTTTTGATGTATCTCTATCTGGTAGTCCTGCTGCTCTTTGGTTAGCACTGTGGATGTCTCCATTAATTATTTCCTCCGTATAAGCTGAATCATTCATATAATGTGCCAACATCCGCAATTCCAGACCGGATGCGTCCACTCCTACTAATTTATGACCCACAGGAACAGTCCAACAACTCCTGCATTCTTTACCAAACGGGCTATAGCCAGCAGGTGTTTGGGCAAGATTAGGTTTAGAGTGTGTCATACGTCCGGTGACTGCACCATTGGTATTAACAAACCCACGGACTCTACCGTCATTCCCCATTGCAGAAACCCATGATTGGACCTGTGCAATCCTTTTCTGCACTAGCAAATACTCCGCTATCATCTGTGCTTCAGGTATACCCTTGACTCCAGACAAAGTAGCTTCATCAACAATTGGTTGGCCGGTTTCAGTAAACTTAGCCGGTTTCCATCCGAATCGTTTTAAATGAACTCCAATTTGTTTCCTGGATGCAAGGTTAAAAGGAACTGACTCTATCCTACTAAACTCACCACATACGTCCTGCCAGCTAGCGCCCAAAAACTTTAGACCAACACTGGAGAGCGCACCATCCTTCTTATAGCGCGGCTGCACACTCTTAACGTATACTGGTATCGGACGAAAAGTTTTCTGAACTTTTTCTTCGAGATCATATTGTTTCTCCTTTAGTTGTGCTAACAAATCGAATGCCTGACGCTCATCGAGTAACCAGCCATTACGAATCTGCTGCTGAATAATAAATTGAACCTTATGCTCCAGATCAATACTTCCCTGAGAAAACTCACTCATTTCAGTCATCAGTTTAAAGTGGGTATGTTCAGTGACTTTTACGTCCTGAATACAGTAATCAATCATTTCCTGAGTAAGTTTTGACCAATCACTATAATCACCCTTTGGGAAGCTCAAACGCTCACCCCAAGACCTCAAACTGTGTCCTCCTTCTCTGGATGGGTTAGACAACCTGGATAACACTAAAGTATCTATTACCCTCTCAGGCTTCACAGAAACACCCCAGAGAGATTTTAGCACAGGTAGGTCGTACCCTATTAGGTTATGTCCAACTACGCTCATACTGCCTCTCAGAGCCTCCTGGAGTGTATCAGGGCTAGTATGGACAATAGTTGTGCCTTCCCTAGTCTTACAATTGTCCTTGGTCACCACACACCAAATAGTGTCGGGATCAAGTCCATTTGCTTCAATGTCTAAATAAACGCTCAAAAGTCAGACTCCGCTTCTTTGGGTTTTGCAACCTCAGACATTCTTCCGGTGAATCTGTCGTACTTAAGGAATGCCGCAGGACCAGTAGTACCAACGTACCGGTTCTTAAGGACACGCACACAGGTTGTATTGCGTTTTTCCTCGTCCTCCTCCTGTTGGTCACGTTCCAAACCTATCACCATGTCCGACAACTGGGCTATGGACTGTGAACCCCTGAGGTCGGACAAACTGACCTTACCTCCGTCCTCATGTGCTTTTCCAGTGACCCTTCTTAAGTGGGAAACCAAGAACAAGCCTATGCCTAACTCCTGAACCAGAGTTCTGAGTTTAGTCATTATGCTGTCAATAGCTTTTCTCTCATCATTGATGTCTGCCTGAGAGGAAACCACAATACTCAGGTGATCCAAGACAATCCATTTGCAATCAAGGGCTTTTGCCATGTACCTCACCCTAGCTAGTAAGTTGTCCTCCGCTGTTGATCCCCAGTGATCGAACAAAAAGTACCTTCCAGTGCCTAGTGTTTGCTCCCAGAATGGTCTTAGTGTGTCGGGGTCAACGTCCTCCTCAAGGTGCAGCGGTGCATCGGCAGCGATGGACATAATGCCTAGTGATGTTCTGGCTATTGATTCCTCTAACGCTATCACACCTATGTTATCATTACACGCATTCAACAGGTAGAACTCAAGTTCCCTAATCATCTGGGACTTGCCCATGCCTGATCCTGATGTAATAGTTACTAACTCACCTTGACGGAATCCCTTTGTGTACTCATTGAGTCCGTTCCAAGGGTAAGGTATTGACTTTACATCATTAGCCTTGACAATCTCCGCCCATGTATCCACACCGGAGACAATGCCGTCCGGTTGATACACTTTTGAAGACCACCAATCACTGACAAACTCCCTCACCTTATTTACCCGAAGCATTTCACCTGCGTCCTTCATAGGTAAAATGCAAATCTTACATTTCTGTGGGCTAAACAGGTCCTTAACTGAGTTCACAGCGTCCTGTCCAGGTTTATCGTTGTCAAAGCATAGCACCACGTTGTCGTAACCCTCAAGGAACTCTAAAGACTCCTTGATTTCCTTAACAGCAGCGGAAGCACCTGACCTGAGACTAACTACGTCCCATTTTCGGTCAAACATTTCCGATACCGCTAGACAGTCAAGCTCACCCTCTGTGATTGTGATGTACTTACCACGGCCTTTACAACGATTTTGCCCGAACAATCCAGTACCGTTAAGCACTCCGGTACAGTGGAAACCC